TGAGCTGCGCGCGCTTGAGCCGGCTGCCCGGCGCCGAGGAGCCCGGCGACACCAGGAAGCGCACGTAGCGCAGCGCCTCCCGACGCTTCTCGGGCTCGATCGGTCGGCCGTCGTCGTCCACGAAGAACTCCTGCCGCTTGATCGCGTACTCGATCGCGTCGCCGCTGGGGCCCACGAGATGCACCACGCGGTCGGAGGGGAAGAACTGGAACACGCGGCTCAGGAGCTTGTTGCCGACGCGAACGAAGAAGTCCTCCAGCCGTGACGCCCGCGAGCGCGTCATGAGGTTGGCGCCCTCCTGCAAGCCCTCGATCGCCTGGCCCGACTGCAAGGACCCCGGCGTCTCGCCGAGGGTCACGTCCGTCACGCCCGTGAGGAGCTGCGCGAAGGTGAAGATCGCCCGCGAGAGGTTGATCTTGTCGGTGCCGAACACGGGCGGCGGCTGGATCGTCAACGCGGCGTTCCGGTTGCGCTTCCGCATGATGATCGACCCGGCGATCTTCTGAAGCTTCTCCCAGACCTTCGGTTCCAGGGCGTCGTGGTCCCCGATCACCGACAGGAAGTTGCTCAGGAGCTGGTTCTCCACCAGGCCGTCCATGATCTGGTTGAAGGACAACTGCAAGCGCATGAGCCGGCGAGGCTCGGAGGACCCGTAGGGGTGCTCCGGGTCGACGATCCAGTCGTACCAGTCGATCGGCGGCACGCCGTCCCAGTACGGGTTCGGCCCGTCCCAGAGGATCAGGTCCCGGGTCTTGAGGATCATGCGCCCGCCGGGGAAGAGCAGCGTGCCGTCGCCGTTCCGCCGGCGGTCGTTGATGAGGCATTCCCGCACCATGGCGCGCGGCAGCGCCTCGCTCTGGCCGCTCCGGCGCCCCAGTAGGTCGTTCAGGGGCGACAGGATCGTCCGGGCCTTGGCCTGCTCGCGGGTCTCGGACAGCACGGCGTCGGCCTTGACCTCGGCGCCGCGCGCCAGGAAGCGCGCCCGCAGGTCGTCCAGCGCCCGCACCCGGTCGATGAAGAGGTAGTCCCCCGACCCGACGAGCGCCGCCTCCTTGACCATCGGGTCGAAGACCACCTGCTTGATGCCGAGCACCTCCATGACGAAGCTGTCCGTCACCATGTCGTAGCCGGTGTAGAGGCCGGCCGAGGCGTTGATCGCGGCGGTGTGGCACATCTTGAAGGTCTGCCGCTGCATCTTCTCGTCTTCCCAGACGGCCGAGATGACCGGCTGCGCCACCTGGGCGACCTTCTTGAGCCCGAGCTTCTTGTTCTCCACCCGGATGATCGGGCGGTTGTCGGTCAGCTGCGCGACCATGCGGTCGATGAACGCCTGGATGAAGTTGGCCTCGAAGTACGGGTCGCGGTCGGCCGGCCCCCCCTCGCCCCGGTAGAGTCTGAGATCGCGTTCGAGGTCGACGTCCTTGACCCAGCGGTCGCGCGCCTTCTTGCCCTCGTCGTAGAGCGCGTCCAGCTCGTCGATGAGCTTGCGCTCCTCGGCCGAGTTTCGCCGGGTCTGGCCGAGAGCGTCCACGCGCTCCGTGAGCAGGCGCGCCACCGTCGGTTAGCCCTCCGGGGTTCCGGCCAGCATCGCCTGGCGGAGCGCCACGGTGTCGAGCAACGTCGGCGCGGGCGGCGGCGACGGCGTGGGCGCGGCCTGGGGCTGGCGCCCCCGGAACGGTGTCTGGGGTCGGCGCTGGTGGAGGTCCTCCAGGAACGCCTTGCGCCCGCAGCCGGGGCCGTCCTCGGGATCGGGGCAATACTTCTGCCCGCGGCGGACGGCCTGGAACGCGCCCCCGCAGTAGAGGCATGTCCCGGTCGCTCCGGCGGCGACCTGGCCCGGCGAGGCGGCCGGCGGCGCCGCGATCTCGTCCAGCACGGTCTCGCTGGCCATCACGGCGGTCTCGCCGCGCTCGTGCGCTAGGTGGATGTAGGACATCAGGTACTGCCAGGGCCGCGCCCCGTTGTCCAGACACAGCTCGCGGATCAGGTCGGCCTGGTCCTGCGGGAGATGACGCAGGAACAGGCTGGCGGCGTCGTCGAGGCTCGGTGGCGACGGCGCCCCGGCCGTCGTCGAGCCGCCCTCCGGCCTCGGTTCCAGCGCCTCCATGACCAGCAGCGCAGCCGCCTCGGCCATCGCCACATGGCGCCCGTCCGCCACCACCCGGAGACGATCCTTGGTCTGCTCGCTGAAGTAGGACCAGATCTTATCGGCCATCATGCCTCTCCTGTCTCTGCCGTAGTGAGACCAAGGCCCATAGCGTACTGGCGCAGCGACTCCGTGCAGCCGTCGATCCAGTCCTGCGCCGAGGCCAGGAAACACCCAGGCTGCTGGCACTCATCGTGGTGCCGCTGGACGTGACACAGTGGGCATCCAACGGGGCTCACCCCATTGTCAAGCGCTCGCCCAGAGATCATTGCCCACGCTCGGAGTAAGGGGTCGAATCCCTCACGATCATGGGCGTTACCGAGGCGCAGTTCGTCCGCGACATGCGCCGCTGCGGCCGCTCCGCCCCGCGACACAAGATGTCCGAGCCCACGCGCCTCGACGGTCGCACGGAGTGCGTCCCAATGCGGCTGGCACCATTTCTGGATCTCCATCGTCACGCTCTCCATGGCCCCAACGCTAGCATGTCGTGGTCGTGTTCGTCACGTAGGTCCGCGTCCACGTCGTGGACCGCCCAGGACGCCGCAGCCTCCGGCTCGGCCCCTGGCGCCAGCTCCTCGACGTCCCACCGTTCGTCCCGGGCGGCGATCAGGGCCAGCATCCAGCCGGTCAGACTGTCGTCGGTGCCCCCCGGCGCCGGCCCCCACTCGTCCAGCCCCACGTTCAAGTAGTCCCGCATCTCGTCGTGGAGCACCTGGGAGTGGATCACGACCTGGCCCTGCTGGGCGAGCGTCACGGCGTTGCTCACCAGCCGGGCCTTGTCGCGCTGCGTGAACAGGAAGCCGAGGCGGCTGGACACGCGCTCCTTGGCGTCGTCCGGCCGGCGCCAGCGCCAGATGTTCGGGTACGAGCGCCGCTGCAACTCGCTCATCAGCGCCAGGCCCCAGCCCCCCGTGATGTCCGGGTTCAACTGCGCGGTGTTGTAGTTGTGCCCGAGCCAGTACACGAGATCGAAGAACTCCCGCCCAGCAGGGTCCATGTGGACGCGGCACTCAGCCACCTGCTCGAGGCGGTCGCGGCGGACCACGCAGATGCCGGTCCAGTCCGCGTCCTTCGTCCGCCCCTGCGAGGGGTCCACGCCGATGTCGTAGTAGACGTCCGGCTGCGGCGGCTGCCAGACCTCCACCGGCCCGCCGAGCTCCGGCCGGAGACCCGTCGAGGTCGGCGTCATACGCTGGCCGGGACGGAGGCCCGCCTGGAGGCGTTCCAGGGTGGGCCAGTCGAAGGTGCGGAGCGTGCCGAGGGGGAGGACCCAGGACGACTCCCACGAGTTATGCACGGCGATGCCGTTCGCGCTGAACGTATGGGGCGGAGGGAGGACGAGATCGTACACCGCGCGGAGCCCAGAGGGGACCACCGACGTCACGATGTCATTGAGCACCACAGGCTGCCGACGCCGGCCGCGCCGAGTCGTCGGCGGAGGACTCGCCCACGACTTCCTCGCTCCGATAAATCCGATTGTGGCGTGGAACATCTCCGATTCTTCGGCTCGGAGTGCCAGGACATGCCCCGGGCCGTACTGCTCTTTCTGCTTCCACCGCTCGCGACGCGACGTGATCCCCCACCCGAGGAGCAGGAGCTGGATATCACGAAGGAAGTCTTCGTACTTAGAGAACAGAAGCACATTGCCAGAACGACGCACGCTGCCATCGCACTCGAAGAGTGCCCGGAGAAATTCGCGCACGACGTGCCGAGGACTCCGAAAGACCGCCTCGGGCACACACACCTTGCGCATCCAGCGACGCTCGGGCCCGCGTCGCTCTATGACACCGAGTTCGAGGAGTGGCCGAAAGAACTGGGCGCGAGAGGCCCGAAGATCACAGCCTCCACGGCGAGGTCCCACGAGACGCCGCTGCATGGGGGCGCCGAACAGGTCACGCACCACACGCTCGACGTCCAAGATCACGTCGCCATCCTGTGCGTCGCAACACACGCTCAGCGTTCCACCGGCTCCCGCTGACACGTGCGGGCCACGAGACATCGCATAGGAGCCATCCCCCATGAAGTAGCCGAGAAACCGACCCCAGGTCGCCGTGACGGTCAATGTCGTCTGCGTCGACGGCACGTCTGACCACGACAGCGTCTCTTCGCGTTCCGCGAACCTGGGCGGGCGCAGTTCGACCCGAGACCCAAGGCTCGAGGCCGCGTCAACCCATCCGCCTGAAGCCGTGGCGATCAGATGTTCGGGTGTGGCGACGATTTCGTATCCGAGCGATGTTCTGACGAGGAGTGTCTCGCTCAGTCCTTGCGGGAGCCAGCCCAGGATGCGCCCGGATTCGGTGGTCTTTTCGCTCTCCGCATCGCGCAGACGCACCATCCCGTGATCGGTGGAAATCCTCGTGTCGCCGGAAAGACAGCACGCATATTCCTGCTCGAAGAGCGCGACGTTCGTCTTGTACTCCGCTCGCTTCTGGCGGCGCCACGCGATGTTCCCGAGGCTCATGCCGTACTGCTTCATGAGGTCGCGCTCCTCGGCGGTCGGCTGGAACTCGCGCCGCACCGGGGCCGTGTAGTCCTCGTGCATGAAGTACGGGACGAAGCTGAACTCGTAGCCGTTCTCCCCGGCCTGCGCCGCCTCGCAGAAATCCTTGAACCAGTCGCCGCCGTACCGCGAGGTCGATTCCAGGACGACGAGGGAGTAGTCCTCGCCCTTCGCCTCCGAGATGGACGGGAAGAGGCTCGCCTGGATCTCGTGGGCGTTCTTGTAGCGCGCCACCTCCGTCAGGTGGACGACGTGGTTCATCTGCGAGGCGCCGACGTTCAGGTTCAGCGCGTGCGCGGCGAGGATCTTGGAATTGCGGTTCTTGAACTCGATGCGGCTCTTGGAGCGCGTCTTCAGCGTCGGGCGGAGCGGCACCGGCAAGGAATCGTAGTAGGTGGGATACACGTCGAACAGCTCGTAGCTGTTCGGCTCGTCGTAGTTGACCATGAAGGCGTTGCGGTTGTTCCGGAACGCCGTCTGGTGGAAGACGTGCCGGGAGACCTCGGTGCTGGCGCCACACTGCCGAATCTTTCCCCAGCACTGCCGAATCCGGCCCGTCCGCTTCCACTGGTCCTGCATCTTCTCGTGCAGGAAGCGCTGGACGCGGTTCGGCTTCAGGTTCGGGAAGCCGATGACCGTCTTGCTCTTGATCCGGAGATAGTGCGAGGAGAGGTAATCGACGTCCTGCTCGCAGCGGGCCATCTCGCGGGCCCACCGGAGCTTCTCGGCGTCGATGCGGGTCTCGAGCGGGGGGATCACCGCCACGGCCGCACCGTCGGGATGCGTGACACCTCGTCCTCCTCGGTCGCCACGACATCCTCCGGCTCCTCGCCCAGCAGGCTCCGGTCCACCGCCACCTCGACGCCGGCCTGCCGCCGCACCTCGTCCCGCAGCGCCAGCATCACGCGCGTCAGATGCCGCGTCCGCTCCCGATCCTGCGCCACCAGCAGGCCGAGGACGAACAGCCCGAACGCCTCGGCGATCACGAAGAGGGCGAGGATCGACAGGAGGGTGTCCATCAGGCGGCGCCGTGGCAGGGACAGGCGCAGCGCGGCTCGCACCGGCGCGTCACGAGGCTCTCGTCGTCGATACGCCAGCACTCGCGGCAGATGCGGCGCGGCGAGGCCGCCTCAGCCACGGGTCATCTTCCGCGCCCGCGACCGCTGCTGGCTCCGCGTCGGCCGGCGCGTCGTCTGGCGCCCCGGACCCTTCATCCCTTTCGGCGGCTTCATGGACATGCCCTTCGGCATCTTCGGCATCGCGTGGTCCTCGTGCATCATGGCCGCTCCTTCTCTCCGGCACCCGGGGTGCCCCCCACGAAGTCCTTGCCGTAGATCTCGATGGAGCCGCACGTCTCGCACTTGAAATGCCAGACCATCGACTCCTCCCTGGACACCTTCAACTCGCTCCGGCACGCCTCGCAGAGCCGCACGCGCTTCGAGGACGGCGGCACGAGCGCGAACGCCTCCTTCAACC